ATACCACCTTGTTGAATGCACCAACAGACAAAAGCCGCACACCAAGATTGTCGATCATTATATCCAGATGGATAATTTGTCGATTGCCAGTAGTTAAAGATACCAGCTCCCTGGTTATTTGATGTCTCCTTTACATTGATCTGAGACTTTGCTGCCTGAATCATACCAGCAATACCCTGAACATTAACAGAAACACCTGGTGAAGGATTCTCCATAGTAGATAGAGAAGAGCCATTTCCAATACCAATACTGTTCGCAGAATAAGATGAATTCCATCGATTTCTATATGATGGAGAATTCGCAGAACCAGCAGAAGTTGCAGACATCGGAATATCTGGACCAGATTTAAATGGAAATGTTCCATAAGGATCACCAAATCCTTGATTTCTCTCTGCGTCATATGGAGTTCCACCTACAGCAGGAGTTACCTTTAGTCCATTATCATATCCAGCAGCAGACTCGGAAGAAATGGTTCCAAGGATAACAGCATCTTGAGAATCATCCCAGTCACGGAAAAATCCAAATACCCAAGTGCCTGGAACCATACCAGTAGATGAAATACCGATACCACAGATACTAGCCGAAGTGACTGGCAAAATACAAGTTGCCCATGGTAGATCCTCTGTTGGAATATCATTTTTATCCGCAGTATGATAACCCATACAACGAACCCGAACACGACCCAACTGCTTTGGATCATTTACATCTTCGACAACACCAGTAAACCAATTAGCAATATTCATTAAGCAAAGTCCTTGACAATTTTAAGTCTGGTTGTATAGAGTCCATCTTTGAAGGAATGGACGGCAATAGTCACTACATATGTTCCAGATAACGATAGATCTAATTCCTCTTTATTACCAAATTTTATTTCTTCATTATAAATTTTGGCATTACTTGATTTTGGAATTTCAATTTTAATTTTTCGACCAGGATTTAATCTAAAATCTCCATAGACTTGAATCTCATGATTCATGGAATGCATGTTCGCAATATACGATTGAGCCCGACTAATGTTATCACGAATAGGTCCAGATGCAGCATTAGGAGCACCAGATGAGTTTGCTGCTGTATTAGTCGAAAGCAGTGATCTGGAAGCGTCTGGAGATGTTGTGAGATCTTGTTTCTTTGATGTTATACCATTAACCAAGAACTGCATCGCTTTTCCATATGAAGTTTTAGGGTCAAGGCGGTTATTACTAACAACTGAGTCTGTTCCTAGATTAAAGATTTGTTGAACGAATGTTTTATTCGCATAATCAGTAATCTCTGTCTTAGATGCGAAACCACCCTCTGTCGCTTGTCTCAACTTGTCCAACTTGATATTAGACTTCATATTAATAATTTTACTCATGGATTCGGAATATGATTCCGTAGTAAGAGCAGAATTTTTAAGGAACTGCTGATACTTGTATGTATTATAAACAGAATCTTTAATAATACTTGTCCATGATGATATTTTAACTTCATTGGTTAATATATTATTATATAAGAAAAACGGAGAACCCTTAGAATCGAATGCTTTTGATCTAAGCCATTCGATAGCTTTTAATGGACTTTGAATATTAATAATACCATCAAATGATGAAATACACTCACCAGTCGATTTTATTTTTTTAACATTCAGTTCTTTATTAAAGATATTAACAATGTTATGAACTGGATTACCCTTGACTGATTTACTGATTCTCTTCAGCATAGACAGATAAGCAAAATCAGATACAGCAATTAAATTATAGTCTTGAGCATTCGGAGATGTGACTGCCTTTTCATAGTTTGGATACTCCTTGACAATAAACGATGTCTTAATGGTTTGTTTTGAACCAATCTCCGCATCGATTTTTACCATCTCCAAGTCAATAATTTCTTGTCCACTTAGAGCAAAGTCTTCAAAGAAGTTAATCGTATCATGAATTTTGGCATTGAATACAACAACTGGCGAAAATAATTCTTCGGTCAGAGTGAATGCAATGACCAGAGACTGCATGTCTTTGACCTGACCATTCGAATTACGGATATTCATCTTGATAATCCGATAACCACCTGGTATTTGAGAGACATCAGTATTACCCTGAATGCCTTTAGGTGTATTACGAGCCAGTGGTGTATTATTCAGAGATGACATTATACAGATTTATTAAGAGTATTATAATATGTATTTACAAAGTCTTTAACTTTATCTGGACGAATCACCTTGATCTTACTCTTCTTTTCATTATCAAGATTCTCTTTTTCGTAGTAGCTAATGAATGATGCATTAACAATGTTCGGATCAGTCATTACATCATACGCAGAAATCGGTAATAAATTTTTACTGATCGGATCTGTTTTATAATATTGAATTGCTGCATTATGATACAATTCCCATTTATAGTGATTATCTATATTTGTGTCATATGTCTTATTAATAAAAACATAAGTATGTTTAAACTCAATAAAAGCTGCTTCGTCAAAGACTCCATCGATTGTACAACTTTCAATAATAGCAGCAAAGTCTGCGCCGTTATTATACAGAGTATCTTCGTTCATATAGACTGCGAAGATTTCATCTGTAAATACATTCTTTAGGTTTTCATTATCAATCCATTCGTATGAGCCTACAGTAAATGGATTGACCCATGAAATTTTGAATCTTTCGTTCTGAATAAAAAAACTTCTGCTTGATCCAACAATATCATATATTGCCAACTGCAACATATTTGGATTATATGATTTAATCTTCGCTGTAATCTCTGGGAAAAATAAAGGCGATAATCTGAGATATGGAAGATATGTATCTGTCAATGGAATGCATGATAGTGAACCACGACTTGCAGATATATCCGTGTAATTTACGATAGGTTTTACAGTTAAAATTGAATAATTATCGTATTCACGTTCAATCATTTTCTCAAAATTCTGTGAAGATAATGGCCAACTATTATTAATTCCTCCACGCATCTCGTTGTTCACAATAAAAAATGTCCAGTAATACTCTGGAGTTCCGTACAGACTCTGTGAAACAGCATCTGGTCTTTCGCCATTATTAATATCGTAATAGGTATAGACAGAAGCATTATCTGCTGCTACTAAGTCATTGACATCAACATTTCTGACAATATCAGTTAAGGTTACAGTCGATCCTTTATCAAAAAGATCGTATGTAATTGTTGGAAAATTTGAAAAGAAACTAATAGCCATGGTGATTATGCAGTAGCTGATTGAGTAACAGCAGAAGGTTGATTAGATGAATTATTTGTAGCAATCGCAGTAGTTCCAGAATCAGTAGTGAGACCAGTAGATGGTGTATTATAGCTAACAGAGAATGAACCCGGCTTAAATGAACTCGATTCAAGCTTTTTAATATCCTCTGCTGTCAATGCTCTAGTCTCTTTGAATGCGATTGTAATATCAGATTCTAATGGAGATCCGTCTGTTCTCCAAATATTTACTGTGGAATTATATACAGCAGAGAATTCAGTTAAATATACTTCAAAGATTTTGGGAATATGATCAAGTTCTCCACCATCCATACCATTAATAAACCGAATAGTCCAAGTAGGTGGATATTGAAGTTGTAGAGAATTTCCAGATGGATAGAGACCAATTCTAAATGCTTTATTAATTTCGCGCATCATCTCTGCTTCTTTTTTGGAAGATGCAATCATTTTTATCTGGTAGTTGTAATGACGAGTTCCAACACCAGTAAATTCTGTAGTAATATTTTTATTCAGAGTGGCACCAACACCGATAGAGATAGCAGATTTATTTGTATCACTTAGTCCAGAATTCGCTGCTATTGCCTGAGCAACACTAGACATGCTCTTTGGGATACCAGACACGACTGCTCCCGAAGCAGCTTTCATGCCAGCCATAGCACCACCACCCATAGCACCACGAGTTGCCTGCAGAGCTGCGTTACCTACGAAACCAAGATTTACATCGTCATAAACACCAGAATCATTGAAAGACAACGAAGCTGGAATAGGAAAGAAAATACTGAATGCATCATTTAGACCATCTCTAACCTTATTACAGGTCAGCATCATCAAGGGTCTATTGTCCAGCGATGCGATTTCTAATGGATAGAAATATGATTTGCTTGAATGTGGTAAAGATAAAATATCCATTGAGGTATAAATACTATTTATATGGCGTATAGCGGAAAATTCAGACCAACTAATATTGCAAAATATGCTGGTGATCATACCGCGATTAAATACCGTTCTCTATGGGAAAGACAGGCAATGGCTTGGCTCGATAAGAACCCAGATGTGATTAGCTGGAATTCTGAAGAAGTTGTCATACCATATCGTTGTGCAACCGATAATAGAATGCACAGATATTTCATGGACTTAAAGATTACTCTGAAGAATGGCAAGACATACCTTATTGAGATTAAGCCAAAGCATGAAACGATTGAGCCAAAGATCAAGTCAAAGAAAACAAAAGCATATCTAAATGAGGTTATGAAGTATATGAAGAACACCTCAAAATGGAATACTGCCAGCGAATATGCGAAGGATCGTGGTTGGGAATTTCAGATATGGACAGAATCCACATTAAAGGCTTTGGGAATTAAAATTTTAGCCTAAATATATAAAGCGTATGGCAAAATTAACAAACGATTTTTTCAGTCGAGTTCAGCTTGAGAGATGGAAAGCAGCGATTCCTAGAAGAACTGAAGAGTCCAAGAAGTGGTTCTATGATCGACTGAAGGGTATTCGTAACCTGAATCGGAAGAATCTATTGAACGATGATTCTCTGGTTGTCAAGAATAAACCTTTGGTTGGACGTATGTTCATGTTTATTTACGATGCAAAGACCAAAGAAAATCTTCCATACTTCGATAAATTTCCATTAATTATTATGGTAGGACCAGCTAAGGGTGGTTTCTATGGTCTGAACCTTCACTATCTTCCACCATTAGTTCGTGCAATGTTTTTCGATAAGTTATTGAAACACACCAATAACAAAAAATTCGATGAGACAACAAAATTTAGGTTGAACTATGAGATGTTAAAATCAGCATCCAATCTTCAACAGTTCCAGCCCTGCTTTAAGAGATATTTGTTCTCCCATATCAAATCTAAGACAGTCGAAGTTCCGTCTTCAGAATGGGAACTTGCTCTATTTCTACAAACTGATGATTTCGCCTATAAGACACGTCAGACAGTCTGGAAAGACTCAAAGAAAATGTATTCAAACACCATTACACCGTAATTTAATATGGCAACAAATATTCAACAGTTCAAGAGTGTCATCGGTGCCCGTGGTAGTCTAGCAAAGACAAATAGATTCAGAGTCACTATTCCATTACCATTTGCTCTGCTAGGTGAAAACGGAAGAGATCTGAGTTTGCTTTGCGAAAGTTGTTCATTACCAGGCAGGCTCATTCAGACCACAGATTTTTCTCCATGGAGAAATCCGATTAAAATTCCTACTGGATATACAGACGAAGATGTCAACATGACATTTTATCTGACAAATGATTATTATGCGAAAAATATTCTTGACAAATGGATGCAGTCGATCATCAATGTTGATTCATATCTACTGAGTTATCCAGAACAATATCGTAGTAATGTTCAAATTCATCAGCTAGATGATCGTGATAATATTCGTTATACCAGTGTATTAGTCGATGCATATCCAATTGGAGTTAATTCGATTGAGCTAGATAATAACACAACGGACAGTTTCCAGAAGGTTACTGCCACATTCACATATAAAACATTTACTCAAGTATAAATTAAATTATGGCATTACCAATTATTGAATCACCAAAGTATACCCTAGAAATTCCATCTACTGGAAAAACTATTGAATACCGTCCGTTCCTAGTAAAGGAAGAAAAAGTCTTATTGATGGCCCAAGAATCTTCTGATTCAAGGGAGATGTTAAGTGCAATGAAAGAAATTGTCAAGGCATGTACATTTGAAAAGATTAATCCAAATGAACTCACATCGTTTGATCTTGAGTATATCTTCCTTAAACTGCGTACAAAAAGTATCGGTGAATCGTCCACTGTTAATGTCAAATGCAATGAGTGTGAAGTGTTTAATCCAGTAACAGTTGATCTTGATTCTGTCACAGTTACAATCGATCCTACTGTCGAAAAGATGGTTAGACTGACAGATTCTGTTGGTGTTAATCTTCGTCATATCCGAGTTAAGGATATGGGCAGTCTATCGGATACAAAGAAAACTCAGGCGGATATTGTAAATGATGTGATCATTGCATCCATCGAATCTATCTTTGACTCAACAGCAGTGTATCCAACTGACTCTTCGACCAAAGCTGAATTGACCACCTTTGTGAATTCTCTGAATCGTGCTCAGATGCAGAAGATCGAACAGTTCATCTCTGCTGCTCCTAAGCTTGAAAAAGAAATTTCGTTTAAGTGTTCTGGATGCGCATGTGAGAACGTGACCAAGTTAAGTGGCACACAAGCTTTTTTCGCCTAGCCCTCTCACATGAATCACTGGCAAATTATTACCAGACTAATTTTGCCTTGATGCAACACCATAAATACTCATTAACAGAATTAGATTTAATGATACCATGGGAGAGGGAAATTTATATTTCCATGTTGATGAATCATCTAAAAGAAGAAGAACAGCGTCGGAAAAATAGCAGTCAGTAATGAAAAAGACAAAGACAACACCAAAGGGCAGTAATGCTTCTCAGAATCAAGCCCTAGATCTATCTAAGCTAATCGCTGAACTTCAGAGTATTAATCTGAGTAGCGATTTGATGCTGGATACGTTTGATAAGGAACTTAAAAGTATTAATCTTGGTGGTGATCTATTGCTCGATGTAGTTGATAACCTTTCACAGAGTCTCCGTAATAATATGGAGGTTCTTCTGAAGGGTATTGTCACAAACGATTCTTCGCAGTCTTTGGAAGAACTTTCTATAATTCAGATGAATGGCTTTGCTGAAATGAATAGCAAGCTTGGTAATGCTGTCAGTGTTTTAGGTAGTGTCAGACGATTTGTAGCTGATATTAGAAAAACAACCACAGATATTCTTGAATTCTTTACTGGCGGCGATATGCAACAGGTAGAGGATCGTCGGAAGTTACTTGAAGCATTAAATCTACTTGCTGAAAGACCAGAGCCAGTTGAAACTCCAGAACCAGAAAGAAGAAGAGAATCTTCAGATGGTATTGATTTGACTAAATGGTCTGCGATTGGTGGTGTTGCTTTGTCGCTTGGTGTTATCGCCGGCTTTGCTGGACAGTTACTTAAAACGATTGGTCTAATGAAACCACTGACCATTATTTTTTCTAAGATCGGAAAGATAATTCAACCATTTATTAAAATGATCACTAATACAGAAAGAATACTTGCTTTTGTTAGTAAAATTCCTCTGATTGGTAAATCTTCTGGTAAGATATTGTCTGGATTCTTTGAGATTATTAAAGGTATTTTTTCTTTCCTAAATATTGGCGTTAAACTTGGTGCTGGTATCTTTAAAGCAATTCCAATTATTGGAACCATTTTAACCGTTTTAATGGGTCTTTGGGAGGGAGTAACAAAATCAATCGAAGGATACAAGAAAGGTGGAATTCTTGGTGGTATCAAGGGATTCATCTCTGGATTCTTGGATGGAGCAATTGGAAGTGTTCTCGATATGATTAAGGGAGCAGTTTCATGGATTGCCAAATTCTTTGGTTTTGAAAATGTATCAAAGTTTCTTGACAGTTTCTCTTTCGGAGCCTTAATGAAAGACGGTGTAGATGCTATCTTTGGAGTTGCTGAATATGCAGTAAAGTGGTTAGCTGATCTATTCAGCGTCCAGAAATTTACAGAGGCTTTCAATAACTTTGGAGTTGATGGTATCTTTGCTGTTGCTGTTGGTGGAGTCCTAGATATGATTAAGGGAGCAGTTTCATGGATTGCGACTCTATTTGGAGCATTCGATATGGCTAATGCTCTTGATGATTTCTCTTTCCAAGATTATATCATCGAAGCCAGAGATGCAACAATTCAGTTAATGTCTGAGTTATTCACATGGATTACTGATATGTTAGCAGCAGCACCCGCAGCTATTGCAGCAGGTCTTACCGATCTATCTAGTATGACTAGCGATTTCGCAAAGAACATTCTTCGTGAGATTCTACCAAATCCTAATGACCACAAATCATTATCTGATCCACTTCACTGGGTTGCGAAGGCGATTCCTCAGGGGATTTACGATTTCGCTGGAGTTAATTCTAGTTCTCCTAAAGTAGAGTCTGCTAAATTGAATTCATCAGCGAATAATACTGGTTCCGAACTGAATAATGCTTCAGCTAAGGTTGGTTCAACAGCAGTTATCGTGAATCAATATGGTGGTAATGTAACAAACCATTCGACTTCATCGGTGAATAATTCGAGTATGTCAGTTGATCCGATTATCTCTGGATCATCCATGGGTTTCTCCAGTCTATAAAGTAAAAAGGTGTGGCCCAATTAAGAGCCACACCTTTACCACTATTTACCCACAAAAGGTATTAACCGCGCGCAAGCTTGGCGAAATATGCGAGGGAATCTCCGTCATCGTCGGAGTCATTACCACCACCCACGGCTTCTGGCTCGGGTTGAGCGGAAACCTTAGGCGCTGGTGCGGATCTGGTTTCATCAAGAGTTGCAGTTTCTGCTGGAGTGTAATTGGTAACCTCACCACCAACGACAGCGATGAATTGTTTCTTCAATTCGTCATAGGTCTTATACTTCGACGGATCAATGAATTCCTTCAGAGGATTCAGCTTAGCATAGAGTTCCTCAAGTCGGGTATCATCACCACCAAAGAGTGCTGCGACCTTATCGAATTCAGATTTATCGAAGTTACGATAACCTTCAACTTGACGAATCTTCAGCTTAAAGTTAGCACCAGCCCAAAAATCGAATGGATTGAGTGGTTCTTCATCAGCAAACTGAGGTTGCATCGCCTCAATGATTTTATCATAGATCTTCTTACCATACTTGTAAAGGAAGACCTTTCCTTCGTTTTCTGGATTAGTAGGATCACTCACGATCAGGATATTTGAGATGTAATGAAGCTTACGCTTACGTTCACGAACAAGTGCTTTGTCTTCATCCATTCCAGAATTCCAGAGAATCGCATTAGCTTCTGATACTGGATCGGGTTGTCCAAGAGAAGTGAGCGATTTTTCGATATACCAGCGACCAGTAGGTCCCTTGAAACCGTGTTCCCAATAACGAATCCATGGAAGATCATCACCTTCAGCTGCTGGAAGGAATCGAATCACTGCATAG